CGGGTTGTTCAGCCGGCGCGTCCTCGGCCGGGTCAAAGGTGCGCTCGACCAGCGTGCGCTTGCCGGTGTCAGGGTCGAGCATGTAACTGCCACCCTGGCCCTCGAATTCATCGGGAGTCGTGTTGCTCATGTTCAGTTCGTGAGGCTGTTGCGGTTGTGGCGATACCAGACGGTAAAGCGCATGCGGACCAGCAGGGCGGTGCGGTCGGCTTCGTCAAAGTCCCAGCTCGTGCCGTTCTCGTAGATGTCGACAGCCAGGCCGCCCAGGCGGGGATCGGCCATCACCTTCGCGTGGACATCCTCGACCACAGGGTCGGCCAGGCGGTCAGGCTCGGTGCCCCGGTGGTAGACCTGCACCTCGATGTGAAGCTGCGCATCGACTTGCCCGATCGTGTTCTCGTTCGGGTCTTCGTTGTCAGGCAGCAGGTTCAGCGCAGGCGCTTCCTCGGGCATGAACTTGTCCGCGCGGCTGCGGTAGATGCGCGAGCCGACAGCGGCAGTCCCGGCCAGGGTGGTGCCCTTGAGGTACTGCAGAATTTGCTCGCGCTTCGTAGCCATACGGATCAGTTCTTGGTCAGGATCAGACGCTTCAGCGCGCCATCGTTGAGCTGCCGCACGGCCCGGACGGTGTACCCGTCACCCTCCACGGTCACTACCGCATCGCGGCCGATCCCGGGGAACACGTCATGCGGCAGGGTGATGCTGTAGTCAGTCGAAATGACCTGGCTCGACAGCACATCCTCGGTGGGCGCGTCGAATAGGACGTTCGCCGAGAGAGCACCCCACGTCGCCACCACCGCGAATTCCGCGGCGTTGAAGAACACAGTCATGTCCTCGGTGAACGCCACGCCTTACTCCTGCGCCGCGGCCTTGGCCTTCTTAGCCTCGACCACCTCGATCGCGGCACCAGCGGCGACCAGAGCCTTGGCCTGGTCTTCGTCCTCGACAGTCAGCGGCTGGCCGACACCATAGGCTTCCCCATCGTGCTCGATGGGGGATTGAGCGATCAGTTTCATGTTCAATCCCCTTCCGATTACGCTACGGCGTTGGTGATGAGGTAGCCAGAGATTGCCGAAGCGATCACGGGTGCCTCGCAGCGGGTCACGGGGAACGCCCAGGTCTTCGAGGGGCGCTCGAAGTAGGCGGGCTCGGCGATCGGGTAGCCGGACAGGTTGTAGGTGTAGCCGTAGGAAGGCGTGCCCATGTCGGCGACCGAAGCGGTTTCGGTGTAGGCCAGCACCACGTCCTTGCCCCAGATGTCCGACATGGTGGTGCCGGCGTCGTTGAAGTACACGCCTTCGCCGACGATCACGTTCTGGATGCCGAACAGCGACGACAGCAGATCGGTGGTCGGTACATCGCGGCCGGTGTACTTGGTGCGGTCGATGATCTTCGGATGCTGGCGCAGAGCCTTCATCGTGGCGGGGCCGAACACCATGGTGTTGGGGCGGCGGCCAGTCTGGGCGCGGATCGCTTCCTTGGCGGTTTCGATGTTGGCGATCGGGTCGCTGTTTGCCAGATCGGACCACTGCGAGGTGCCCGACAGTGTGACCTTGTTGGAGGCGCCGTAGTTGCCAGCGGTGCGAGCCAGGTCGGCCTGCGCCTTCTCAAGAGCCAGGGCGAGGATCGCCTGAGCCTTGCGCACGCCGATGTTCGCCATGTCGATGGTGAAGCCCTTTTCAGGCGCGGAGGCTTCCTGCTGCAGTTCGATCGGCAGGGCACCCTCGATGCTGGAATCGACCAGCGCGAAGGGGCTGCCAGCGTAGCCAAACTGGACGCGGCGAGTGGTTTCGCCGGGCGCGCGCTTGGTGTTGTACAGCATGAAGTCTTCTTTGCCGAAGGTGATGATGTTGCCGGCGCGCAGACCGACGTTCACCTGGGGGAAGAGGTTGTAACCGACCAGATCGAGCTGCTTGAAGCCTTGCGCGATGCTGGTCAAAACAGGGTCGATGATCCGAACCTGAGATGGGGTCAATTGAGCCATTTTGTGCTCTCCTTATTGGTTGTTCAGGGCGGATCAGTTGCCCACGATCAAAACACGGATGGTGTCGCCATCAGCGCCAGCGGACAGAGCGCGGCCGATGATGGTGCCCGAACCGCCCTGAGCCACGACCTTGGTGACGGTGGTGTGCACCTTCACGGGGTCGCCGACGGACACCGAGCCGCCAGCGATCGCCAGGGCGATGCCGGACACCTGCACGGGGCCGAATTTGCCGTTGGCAATGGCGGTCTTGGCGAAGCCCACCGCGTTACCGGCGGCAGTCGCGGCAGCGCCGGAAGCCTGTACGGGCTGGTAGGCGGCAATGTCGGCCGAAACGGTCATGCCGACGGTCAACAGGTCAACGTAAGTTTCAGCCATGATTAAGCCTCCAGATTTTGAACGGCCTTCACAGCGGCCACATAGTCGGTGCCAGGGTTGGCCTGCATGTAAGACTTGGCCTTCGCGTCCAGCTCGGCGGCGGCAGCGTCGACCTGATAGCCGGCGGGGGCCGCATACGAAGCAGCAGCGGAAGCCTGAGCCGCAGCGGGCTTGGCGGTTTCGGTCGCGGGGTTCGCCACCGGAGCGGGGGCGTCTTCCAGGCGGGCCTTGGCGGCAGCGTTGCGGGCATTGCGCTCGGCGGCCACGACAGCCAGGGCAGCCTCGGCGCCGGTCGTCTTGCCGTCCATCGCCAACTGCTCGATCAGAGCCTCGTGGCCTGGCAGGGCAGCGGCACGCACGTCCTGAACGCGCTGCAGCTCGGCGGTGGCGCCTTCCTTACGGATCAGTGCGGCCGCCTCGGGGTTCTCAGCCGCGAATTGTGCGGCCAGTTCTTGAGGGGTCATATTCACCTCTACGGGTTGGTTTTCAGAAGCGACGGGCGGCACCGGCTCGTCTGTGGTTTGGGGGTCGCCTGCGACCGCAGCAGCACCGGCCGCGGACAGGCCACCCAGGGCGAACACAGCCTTGCGGCGGTTCGTGAACTTGCTCGGGTCGGTCGCCATGCGCTCGACCATCTGGTCGACCGTGGCGAAGCCGTCGATCAGGCCGGCGTCGGCGGCTTGCTTGCCGACGAACACGCGACCATCGGCCATGTGCTCCAGCACGCGCTCGGCCGTGGTGCGGCGGTTGCCCGCCACCGCGTTGACGAACGAGCGGTAAATCTCGTCCACCTGGCCCTGCAGGTAGGCCCGGCCCTCGGTCGACAGCGGGGCGTTGTCGGAGGCAATGCGCTTGTACTTGCCTGCGGTGATTTCGGTCGTCTGACCGGCGCCGCGCGGGTTGTAGTTGTGCGTCATCACCACGCCGATCGAGCCGATCATGTCGGTTTCGCCGGACGCATAGACAGCGTTGGCAGCCGAGCCGGTCCAGTAGCCGGCCGAGGCCATCATGCCGGTTGACACCGACACGGTGGGCATTGCGTCGGACAGCTCACGGATCGCTGCGGCCAGCGCGGGGATGCCGAACACCGAACCGCCGGGGGTGTCGAAGTCCAGCACCGCGCCCTTCACGCGGCCCATCGAAGCCTCCGCGCGAATGCTGTCGATCTGCTTCACGAGCATCTGCGCGGACGTGCCGCCGCTGATGCGGACGAACATATTGGCCTTGGGGCTGATGACGCCCGACACGGGCAGCACGGCAATGCCACCCTCGCGGATTTCGTAGTCCTGCTGGTCGTTGGCGAGCGGGCGGCCCAGCTTGGCCTCGATCGCTTCGATGTCGATTTTCTCGCCGCGGAGGTGCGTGGCGTAGATCGCCTGCATCTCCAGCAGCTTCTCGGGCATCACGGCCCATGGAGAGGTAAGAAAATCGAGTAGCGTCATGATTTCGGAGTATATCTGCCCCGCTGTCTCAAGGCGGGGCAGGTTTGGGAAAATATCAGATCGGCAAACGCAACGACCCGCTACGCTGTAGAGCCAGCGAACCGGTGGTATTCGCGTGCAGCCCGTCGCTCGTGTACCCGCTAATCCACAGGCCGGAATCCCGCGCCGTTTCCACAATGTCGGCAATTTCCAGCGTCCCGGCGAATGACTCGTCACCCTTTCGGATGATGGCGTTGTAGGCAGTCCGCAGCGGGTTCACGGTGGCGTCAGTGACGGTGTTTCCGGCGTTTGCCATCGGCGCCACGGTGCAGACATACATCGGCTTCCCAAACAGTGCCGCGAACGATTTCTGGTCAGCCAGGACCGTTGCAGCAGATCGCGCATCGCGGAAATCGTTTACCCCGTAATTGCTGACCCCGTGCGAACAGTAAGCCGCAATCTGCATGCGATACGTGAAACGGGTCAGCGCCTGGAATACACGTTCACTAGACTGCGAAAGTTTGATTGTCGGGTACTGCATCCCGAATGACCGTTCAAGCTCACCAACGTAACCGAAGCCATCGGTAACGGTGTCCAGTTGGGTATCGTTGTTGACACGCGAATCGCCAAAAAGCACAAGGCTTGGCTGGTTGGTCAGGGCGACAATTGCCTGCGGGCGGAAGCCTGTTCCGGTGTTACCGATGTTCGTGAATTGGCCTGGGGTCATCGTTAAGTCGGCAGTCGTCGTGCTGAACGTGAAGCACTCGCCGCTGTACGTCGTGCCAGCCTCGGTATCCAACAGGCCGCCGTACTTGTTGTAGATGATCCCGACAGAACTGGATCGCCACACGCGGACGAAGAAAACGGCACCCTTTGGGATGCTTACGTTTGCGAAGTCTGACCGGAAAACCTCGTTGTCAGAAGCATTTTTCGTCGCGCTTCCGCCCCAGGTGATCTGCGCAGCGATCGTGCCGGCAGGGTACTCGATCGATGCGGTGTAGGTCGCCGCACCGCCGCCTGTTTCCAGCCTCGTGCCTTCAAAATCAGTAAAGCCGTTCCAGAACACCAAGGCCAGCGAGTTGATTGGCACCATAGCGTTATGGCGCGACCGGCTCATCAGTTGCTTGTTCGTTGTGTTTTGCTTGTTCTGCTGGCTGCACCGGTTCGCCACCTGGCCGATGTAGGCCGGCATACCGTTGTTTGTGACAGGGGCGCAGAAAAGAAGCACCTCAACCTTATCCCCAACGACCGCAGCATTAAGAGCGCGACCGATGCAATACCCGCCAGTGTAGGGAACGACCGTATTGTTGGGGCCAACTTGAAGCGGCTGCCCGTCCGTGATCGCGGCCCCGGCCCAGGCTTCCGCACTACCATCCACAACAACAGAAACACGGGAGCCAGCGGACGCTGCCGCTTCGGTGATCCCGATGATTGGTTCGCCGGCCGCGGCTTGGCGGCCATCCGAAGTTACGGGGCAATAAGCGGGCAGCGCGGTCGCGGCAATGCGACCAGATCGGAGGGTGGGAGTGCTATTCGCAGGCATCGCAATGTCCTCAAAAATCAGCCGGCCAAGTCGCCCAGCTCTTTGTCGATAATCAGCAGCGCGCACTCATCGGAGCCGGCGCGGTCCATCCGGGCCAGCAGGTCGCCATACTGGCCGACCGACTTGCGCTGAATTTCCAGAAACTGCAGCAAATGCTGCTGGGTCACGGGGTCGGCAGAGGCCAGCCCGTACCACTTCGCGTAGTCGTTCTGCAGTTGCAGCTCGGTGTCGTAGGCCACCTCCAGCGCATCGCGCAGGGTCGCCACCTTGTCGGTCGGCGCCTCGACGGCAGGCACGGCCACCACACCGCCGCGGTCGTTCACGTAGTCGACGTGGCGCTGATAGTGCTCCAGCTCGTCGCCCGACTCGCTCAGAAAAAACTTTTGCGCGCCGAAGTACCCCAGGCGCTGCAACTGGTTCGCCAGGTGCTTGTAGAGGGCCGACGCGAACAGCTCGCTGTGTACGGCCTCGGCCAGGTTGGCCTCGACGGCCTTCTGCAGTTGGTTTTTCACCACGGTTTTATCCTCGGTTGCTCATTGCGCGCAGGCGTGCCAGCCCACGCAGCGGTGTCTCGTCCTCGCCGCCGTCTTCGGCAGGGGCCGCACCGGGCGCACCAGGCACGCCAGGGGCCCCGGGCATGGCGGTGATCGGGGCGGCCAGGCCGGCCTCGACGCGCTCGTCCTGCACCCGCTTCTGCACCTGATGCTTCTGTTCCCAATCCCCGCCGTCGTAGCCGACGATTTCCTCGGGCAGCGTCGTCATGCCGATCTGGATGCGCTTTTCGGCGGCCTGGGCTTCCTTCAGCGGGTCCAGAGCCCCAGGACCGTCGCCCGCCCAATTCGAGCCGCACCAGGCAGCGCGAACGAGCGGGTCAGCGAAGAAACCGGGCGCGGCGATCAGACCCGATGCAACCGCATCGGCCAGCCATTCCTCGTACACCGGCTGGCAGAAGCGAGCGGCCAGCCAGGAGCGGCGGATGCGGAACGTGCGCCAGGCGTCCAGCAGGGCGGCACGGGCGGCCGAGTAGCTCGCCTGAAAGTGCTTCATCAGCACTTCCTTGGGGATGTGCAGCGCCATGCCGATCTGACCCATGACGGCAGACACGAACGGGTCGAAATTCGGGTTCGGGCGGCCGGGCGTCGTGGTCGAGATGTCCTCGCCGGGCAGCAGGTTGATGGCAGCGCCGGACTGCAGCGTGCCGTCCCACCGCTTCGCGTTGTCGATGATGTTTTGCTGCGCCGTGTCGTCGAAAATGTCCTGAAACGTGTCGGGGTCCATCTTCACGAACACGGCCATGGCCGCGCTGTTGACGGCCGCGTCCACCTCGGCTGTCGAGTAGCGGGTGAGCTGCTTCAGCGTTTCGATGATCGGCGCCAGAGCGGGGATGCCGCGGGTCTGCCCCGGGCGCATCTTGCGCATCAGGTGCAGCACATTGCGGCGGCCCGACTTCCCCCGGAATTCGAGGTATTTCCACTCGAACCCCTTGAGGGTGTACGCCGAGCCAGGGTGCCGGTTGCAAATCCACATGCCGACCTTCTGGCCGGCCGAATCCTTCTGGATGCCCTGCACGCACTCGTCGCTGTCGGCCTTGAAATTCTCGTTGCAGATGCGGTCGGCCTCGATCAGTTGCACGCCCAGCGTGAACGGCCAGTCGGGGCGACGGACGCCGGCCAGCACCGCGCCGACATCGCCGCTTTCCTGCGCGGAGCGGAACGCGACCTCCTGCAGTTCGTAGAAATTGCAGTCGCCCAGGGCGTCCGCGTACTCGCTCGCCGCCCACATGCGGAACAGGCGCTCGGTGTTGCGCTGCCACTCGTCGGCCGCGTCGTCATCGAGCCCCAAGGTGGCGGCATCCACGCGGGCCTGCAGCGTCAAGCCGCTGCCCACCACGTTCGTCACCAGCGACTCGATGGCGCCGGCAGCGATGGGCGAGTTGCGCCCCAGGTCGCGCGAACGGGCGCGCAGCTCGCGCAGGTTCGGGACGCTCGAATAATCGGCGTCGGCGATCCCGGGCTGCCAGTTCAGCAGGGCGTCACGATAGCCGCCCCCGGTGTATCCGCCTTGGATGGCCTTCGGGGCCTGGTCGATGTGGGCAGAACGGCCCACCAGCACGCCGTAGGCCGACGCTAGGCGGGCGATCAAGCCCTTCGTTTGGGGTGGGGTGGTCTGCTTTGCCATGCGTTAGAAGCCAGGGCGCGGCACGATCGCGGCACTACGGCCGGCGCTGCGCGCGTTGAGGCGCTTGACCCAGTTGTTCCAGTATTCGATGCCCAGGCGGATCGCGGCCAGGTCAGCGCGCACCAGTCGGCGGCCGTTGATCGTGTATTCCTGGCCAAGCAAAACGGCCTCCTCGGCAGCCAAGTACTGCGATAGTTTCGTGTTCGCGGTAGTGAGGTCGATTCCAGCCATACCCGTGATGATATCTCGGGCGGAGTACCAATCAGCGGGCGCTTTGTGACTTCTTTGCCGAGCCCAGATGCCGGTAGATCGTCATGCGCGAAACGCCCAGCTCGTCGGCGACCAGGCGCACAGGCTTGCCCTGCCGCAGTACCTCGTTGATGCGCTCCAGCGTAACCGGGGGGCGCTCGGCGATACGCACCTGCGTGCCCGCATACCTGGCCCGAAGCTCCGCCTCCAGACGCGCCCCGGCGTCCGGGCTCACGTCAGCGATTTCCCGGGCCAGGGCGACGAACTCGGCTGCAAAGTCGGGTTTCATTGTCCACGCCTCCATCCACTGAGGGCGATGCGACCGCCGGTCGGCTGCGCAGTCCCCACCGGGTCGGCCCCAGCAGGCTCCACGGGCGCCGCATCGGGGGCAGATTCTACCATCGTGGGCAGGCTTTTCGACAAGATGGCAGCCATTTGCTGCCAGAACGAGGCGCGGTTGTAGCGGGTTTTGACGTATTCGAGCGCGGCCAGGGCCAGCACTTCGCAGTCCATGTCTTCGTTGTAGTCGCTGTCTTTCTTCACCCAGACCCGCTTGGGGAAGCCGTTGATCAGTTTTGTTTGCTGCTTCTCGCTGGTCAGTTGCTTCCAGTAGTCGTCCGGCAGCCCCATGGGCCAGTGAACAACCCCCGGCCCGTGCTCCGTTTCCATGCGCAGCCGGCCATGGATCAGCGCCTTGCCCGTATCGCCGCTGATCGGCCACAGGCTCACGCCACGGGGCACCCTTTTGCCGCGGATGTTGATGTCCTGTTTTGTTGGAGCGCCCAGCAGCGGCTTGCCCTTTACGGTCGTGGTCGCCATGCCCTTCGTTGCCAGCACGTGCTCGTGCCGCATATCGCGACAGAACGCGTAGACCTGATGCGTGTATTCGCCGTCGCCCGAGTCGATCGCGGTCGAGTAGATCCGCATCTTTACACCGCTCGCGTGCGGGTACTCCTGGCGGATCGCGTCACGGACTTGGGCCCAGAACTCGGGCGTGTTCTGGTCGCCATGGATCAGCTTGCGGTCGACCAGCCAGCTTTCTTCCCCTTCGCCGAACGCGCGCACCACGATCTGCGCGTAACCGCCATTTCGGCGCTGCAAGTCGATCCCCGCAGTGAGCACCAAGCCGCCGGCCGGGACTGTCCCGAGCTGGTAGCCTCCAGCTCGAGCGGCCAGCCCCTCGGCGTCGAGGCGCATCGTGGTCGCGTCTTCCCAGGTTTCCGCCAGGATGGTGTTCACGAACACCTTGAGCTGGGCCGGGTCGTGGGCGCACGCCTCGAACTCCTGCAGCACCTCGACCCAGGATTTCCACCCCAGAGGGGAATACAGCGACGAGAGGTGATACCCCTTCGTTTTGCCGTCGCCCTGGGCGGTTGGCACCCACTGTCCGCCCAGCAGCATCGTGGTCTTGTGGAATTCCTCGATGATCGCGCCGCAGTCATCCCCGCCGCACTTGTAGCCGGCGGCTGTCTTGGCCTCATCGAGCCACACCAGCCGGTATTCCTTGGCCCGTGGGTCGTTCTGGTCGTCGTTGTAGCCGCGCCAGCGCAGCCACTGGCGGTGCCCACAGTGAGGGCAGGCCACGAAAAACCGCCGCTTGTCGCTGCGCTCGAACTCCTTTTCGACCCGCGACACGTCCTTGATGGTCGGCGTGCTGGTGATCAGCACCTTCCGGCGCCGGCCGAACGTGGTTGTGCGCTTGATCGCCAGCGAAACCGGATCGCCTTCGTCGTCAACGTCGAGCGGGTAGGCGTCGCATTCGTCCAAAAACAAGTACCGAGCAGGCATTGAGCGCAGCCCCGACGCACTGTTTGCCCCAGCAAGGATCAGAACCCCGCCGGGGAACTCCTTAGACAGCAGCGTGTTGCCGCTGTCTCGGCTTCGCGACTCGGCAATCCGCTCGCGCAGGGCCGGGGTCTGCTCGATCATGTCGGCCAGCCGTTGCTTCGACAGTCGTTTCGCCATGTCGACGGTCGGCTGCACGATCATCATCGGGCCGGGGGCGTGATGCACGACGTACCCGGTCCAGTTGTTGCCCGTTTCGGTCTTGCTGGTCTGGGCGCCC